CATTGGTGGTAATCGTGCATTAGCTACTGAATACTATTATGGTCAAGCCTTTGGTGATGAAGAAGAAGGCCGTTCACAAGTAGTATCAATGGATGTCCGTGATACTGTTCAAGGCATCCTGCCAAGCCTGATGCGTATCTTCTTTGGTCCAGAGCGTGTGGTTGAGTTCACCCCACAAGGACCAGAGGATGTTAAGAATGCTGAACAAGCTACAGACTATGTAGACTTCATTTTCAAGCGTGATAACCCTGGCTTTAAGATTCTGCACTCTGCCTTTAAAGACGCTCTAGTACGCAAGTGCGGAATCATTAAATACTGGTGGGATGAGTCTGTAGAAGTTAAAGCTGAATCATTCTCTATGCTTGATGAGCAAAGCATGATGATGCTGACAGAGAATCCAGACGTAGAGATCTCTGCGGTGCGTGAGTATCCAGTGCCAGGTACTGAGCCGATGAATCAAGCTCAAGGCATTATGACTCCACCACCCATGATGTACGATGTGGAGATCAAGCGCAGAATCAAATCTGGCAAGGTAAAGATTGAAGCCCTGCCACCAGAAGAATTCCTGATTGACCGCAGAGCTAAGTCTATTGAAGAGGCTACTTTTGTTGGTCACAGGACTATGAAGACTGTTTCCGATCTAGTCGCTATGGGTTATGACTATGATGAAATGGTTGAAGCCGCAGGTAACGGCAATGACTTTGACAACAATCAAGAGTACACATCCCGCAATCCGTTTGCAGTAATCAGTACAGCAAACAATGGTGATCCATCAAGCAAGAGTGTTCTCTATATTGAAGGCTATTTAAAAGTAGACTTTGATGGTGATGGCATTGCTGAAATGCGTAGAATTTGTACCATTGGTACTGCCAACAAAGTTATCCGCAATGAGATTGTTGATGACCGCCAGTTTGCTGATTTCTGCCCAGATCCAGAACCCCATACCTTCTTTGGTATGTGTCCTGCCGATGTGGTTATGGATATTCAGCGTATTAAGTCAAATGTCCAGCGTGGCATCTTAGACTCTTTGGCTCAAGCCATCCATCCACGGACTGCCATCGTAGAAGGACAGGCCAACATGGAAGACGTGCTTAATACAGAAGTGGGTGCGGTGATTCGCATGAGAGCGCCAGGCATGGTTCAGCCGTTTACCACTCCATTTGTTGGTCAGGCCGCATTCCCAATGCTTGACTACTTGGATGACATTAAACAGACCCGTACAGGCATTTCCAAAGCTGCCGCAGGGTTAGATGCAGATGCTCTTCAAAGCACTACTAAAGCCGCAGTATCAGCAACTGTCAATGCCGCCCATCAGCACATTGAGATGATTGCCCGTATCTTTGCGGAAACTGGTTTGCGTAAGCTGTTTACTGGCATATTAAAGTTAGTGGTTGAGAACCAAGATCGTGCCCGTATGGTTCGTTTGCGTAATACATTCGTGCCTATTGACCCCCGTTCTTGGGATTCCAACATGGACGTAACAGTTAATGTTGGCGTTGGTGATGGCACTATTGAAGACAGAATCAATATTCTGAATCAAGTGGCTCTACGTCAGGAAATGCTTATTGAAAAGACAGGTCCTAATAACCCTGTTGTAACAATACCACAGTATACAAATACGCTAACCAAGATGTTGCAACTGGCTGGTATCAAGGATTCACAGAACTACTTTAATCAGTTACCTGCTGACTTCCAGATGCCACCTCCAGAGGCTCCAAAGCCAACTCCAGAGGAAACATTGGCTCAAGTACAGGCTCAAGCTATTCAAGCTGATATTCAAAAGAAAGCGGCTGAATTGGATTTAGAGCGTCAGAAAATGATTATGTCTGATGACAGAGAACGTGATCGTATTGAACAAGATGGTATTTTGCGTAGATATGAGTTAGAATTGAAATATGGGGTACAAATTCAAAGTGCGGAAATAGATGCCGCAATGAATCGTGACCGAGAATTAATCCGTCAACAGGCTGCAATGAGTAATCAACAGCCACAACCAATGATGTAAATGGACGATCTAGAAATTAACCTCGCAAGAGGAGACAGAGCCAAGTTACTTTTAGAAGATGAGCTTCTGAATGAAATGCTCAAACGAATAGAAGATGACTGTTATCGTGAGATTCGTTCTTCCAAGTTAATGGAAGGGCCAATAAGAGAGCAAGCATATTTGCTTCTTACAACAGTTGATATTCTGAGAGCAAAATTACGTTCTGTTATGGATACGGGCAAGATGGCAGAAGTTGCCCTTGTTCGCAGACGGGGTAGACCCCCAAACAAATGATTGTTAAACTAAGAGGTAAATATGTCCGATAACGCAAATGCAGTCGGTTCGATTACAGTAAATCAAGCAGCGCAAAGCTTTGCTACTATGCTAGACAGCCAAGAGGGTGTTGACACTGGTGCAGAGGCGCAACCAGAGGAGGAGCAATCCGAATCTGAGTCTGAGGAAATGGAATCTGCGGAATTGCAAGAAGAAGCAGAGGAAACTTCCGAGGAAGTAGGAAGCGAAGACGAAGAGTCCGATGAAGAAGCTCCAAGGGATGAGAAGTTTATTGTCAAAGTTGATGGTAAAGAAATCGAAGTCCCAAAGGAAGAACTTATCCGAGGTTATCAACGTGAAGCTGACTACACACGGAAAACGCAGAAACTAGCAGAAGAGCGAAAATTAGTCGAGTCTGAGTTTCAGCAAGTACGTGGAGAGCGTGAACAATATGCACAGGTGTTAGGACAATTACAGAATAAATTACGGGAGTTTGAACCTCCAGAGCCTGATTGGAATCGTTTAGAAGTTGAAGACCCGACTGAATATGCCCGTCAATGGACATCACATCAGCGCAGACAACAACAGAAATTCGCAGTCCAAGCAGAGCAAGCGAGACTACAACAACTGTATCAAGTTGAATCTCAAAAGCAGATACAAAATGTTTTAGCGCAGGAAACTGCAATATTGAAAGAGAAGATTCCAGAATGGAGTTCTCCAGAGAAAGCTAAAGCAGAAGGTAGGGCTTTATTGGAGTATGGTCAGAATTTGGGCTTTACCGAGCAGGAACTGAACAGCATTAGCGATTCACGGGCATTACTTGCGCTTCACAAGGCGTGGAAGTATGACCAGATGATGAGCAAGCGTCCAGAATTCCAAGCGAAGATTAAGAAAGCACCAAAGATGGTTAGCTCTGGTTCAGCGGGTAGCGTAAGTTCTAAGTCTAGTGATATAAATAACGCAAAAAAGCGTCTTGCACAAACTGGAAGCGTCAGAGATGCCGCATCCCTTTTCGAGAAATTTATTTAAGGACCTATCATGGCTGCTATTACAAACACCTACACCCGATTTGACGCAAAGGGTGTACGGGAAGATCTTTCAAACGTCATTTATCAGATCTCTCCAGAAGAGACACCATTCATGTCTAACATTGGACGTGAGAACGTATCCAATACATTCTTTGAATGGCAAACCGATGACTTGGCTGCTGCCAGCACAACCAATGCACAGATCGAGGGTGATGACATCACTTCTTTCACTGCTGTTACAGCTACAGTTCGTTTGGGCAACTACACCCAGATTAGCCGTAAGGATGTAATCATTGCAGGTACATTGGAAGCTGTTGACAAGGCAGGTAGACGCTCAGAATTGAGCTACCAAATGGCTAAAAAATCTGCGGAAATTAAGCGTGATATGTGTTCCACAATGTTGGCTAACCAAGCCGCCACTGCTGGTTCTACATCTGCTGCCCGTAAGACTGCTGGCATGTTGGCCTTCTTGAAGACCAATACAAACGAAGGTACTGGTGGTGGTGATCCTTCATACACTACTATTCCTGATGCGGCTCGTACAGATGCCACAACAACTAACTTGCGTTCATTCAGCGAAGCATTGCTGAAAGACGTAATTCAGAAGGTGTGGACAGAAGGCGGCTCACCAACTATCGTTATGGCTGGTCCTGTTAACAAACAGAACTTGTCTAAGATGGCTGGTATCGCTTCTAGCCGTTTCAACATCAATGGTGGTGCTAAACCCGCTACTTTGATTGGCGCAGCTGATATTTATGTTTCCGATTTTGGTAACGTGAGTATTGTTCCTAACCGCTTCCAACGTGAGCGTGATGTTTTTGTGCTTGATCCTGAGTACGCATCAGTTGCTTATCTGCGTCCATTCCAGACAGTTGAACTGGCTAAGACAGGTGATGCCGAGAAGCGTATGCTCTTGTGTGAGTGGGGCTTGAAGATCAAGAATGAGAAAGCTCATGGCGCTGTCTATGACTTGAACTCAACAATTCAGACCTAATCTGAAGACAAAGGGGTGGGCTAATAACCCACCCTTTTTTTATTTATGCACACCAAACTATTTGACATTAATACTGAAACTGGTACTCGTAAGATGTGGCATTACGATGCCGAAAAAGACGAAGCTACTATTGAGACAATTATTGATGCGACTCAGATTGTTTCAGACAACAGAGATAGATTTAATTCGTTTGATGAGAAAGCCACTTGGAAAGGCGATATGCACCATGTTGCATCCATTCCTATGGCATTGTTTTATCAGATGAAAGCAGAAGGCAAACTTGATGACCAAGCTTACATGAAGCGTTGGTTGAATGACCCTGATAATCGTGCATTTCGCACAAGACCTGGAGAAGTTTAATGGATAGTAAGACCATTGGGATATTAGTCCCAACACGGGACTTTGTTAATTCTGGATTTGCATTTGACTTAGCTAGGCTAGTTGGATTTACTGTAGGTACAACAAATCATAAAGTTGTGATCTACACTAGCTCTGGCACATTGTTGTCAGCACAACGTCAGGATTTGGCTAGGGATGCAGTAGCGGCTGACTGTACTCATACCCTATGGTTAGACAGCGATATGAGATTCCCAAAGGATGCTCTGATTCGCTTATTGGCACATGATACTGGTATTGTTTGTGGAAACTATGCCAAGCGTAGATTTCCGACAGAGCCTATTGCGGTAAAGAAAAATACTCCAGATATGGATGCAACTTTTATCAATAGGGTATATACTGATGACGATTCAACAGGACTTGTTGATGTAGACTACTGCGGGATGGGTGTAATGCTTGTCAAATCCGAAGTCTATAAATCTATGGAATATCCTTGGTTTGCTATCCCTTGGGTTCCCGCTGCGGAAGACTACATTGGTGAAGATGTATGGTTTTGCCGTAGAGCCGCCCAAAATGGGCATAAAACATTTGTGGATCAAGATCTTTCAAAAGAGATCTTCCATATTGGAACATTTGAGTTCAGACATGAGCATACACTAGCGTGTAGGGATGTAGAAAATGGCACTTGATACTTTTGCAGGGCTTAAAGCAACAATAGCAGATTATCTTAATCGGGATGACCTGACTTCTGTTATTCCTAGCTTTATTACCCTAGCAGAAGCAAAGTTTAATCGTAAGTTACGTGTAAGACAGATGGTTAAACGTGCTAACGCTACTTTAGATACTCAATACTTTGCATTTCCTGCTGACTTTTTACAAGCCAAAGAGTTTCAGCTAAACACCAATCCGATTACATATTTGCAGTACGTTACCCAAAACCAAGGTGACTATGGAACTGCAAACCAGTTTATTTCAGTTGGTAAGCCGCAATATTACACAATCATTGGCACTCAGATCCAAGTGATACCAACTCCTGATACTGGTTATACAGGTGAATTAACTTACTATGGTAAGATTACTGCATTAAGTGATTCAAACACAAGCAACTGGCTTTTAGCTTATGCCCCAGACTTGTACTTGTATGGTGCTTTGGTAGAAGCAAGTCCATACTTGAAGGACGATGAACGTCTTGCCACATGGGGTCAGTTATATGCTAACTCTATTGGCGACATAGAAGTTGCGGATCAAAGGGCATCTGTTTCTTCTACTCCTATTGTTCGTGCCCGTTCTTTGGGGTAATAAATGTCATCTTTTACAGACTACACAGAAAATCTTGCACTAACGTACCTGTTCACTACGGGTTCTGTAACACGTCCTACTGCTTGGTATGTGGGATTGTTTACTGCCGCACCTAGTGATACTGGTGGTGGAACAGAGGTATCTGGTAGTGCTTATGCCCGTGTAGTTACAGGAACTATCTCTGGTAGTGGCACTGCAACAACCTTTACCAATGCAGCGGCTATTGAGTTTGCTGCCGCCTCTGGTGGTAATTGGGGAACAATTGGTTGGGCGGGTATTTTTGATGCTTCAACTGGTGGAACTTTGCTTGCTTGGGCGCCATTGACTACTTCTAAAGCAATTAATGACGGAGACATCTTCCGCATTCCTGCTTCTAGCTTGTCTATAACATTGGCATAAGATGGCTGCTTACGGGCGTGGCGACTATAGCGGAGGAAGGTACTCCTACGGGGCGTACCTAGGTTCGCTTGCCATAGTTGATGCGTCTACAGTAGTAGTTACTGGTCAGAAGATTAAAAATGCTCAGTTTGAGATATTCTCAACTAGCACAGTATCTGTAGATGCAAAGAAGATAGCGACTGCAACTATAGATATAGCAAGTAGCTCTGTATTGACAGTAGCAGGCGGTATATCTGCCGTTGGTAATGTTGTTATTGTTGGAACAAGTCTTTTAGACATTCAATACAATCGTAAACAGCCTGGTCAAGTAATATTTATTGGATCTTCTAGCCTTGTGATAAATGCTAGAAAGAAATGGGAAACAGAAACAGATGTGTCAGAAACTTGGACACCAATTCAAGATACATCTGAAACTTGGACTAATGTCTCTTAGGGGTAAATAATGGCAGATACAACAACCACAAACCTAGCTTTAACAAAGCCAGAAGTTGGCGCTTCAACTGACACATGGGGTACAAAGATCAATACTGATCTAGATACAATTGATGCGTTGTTTGACACTGGTCCATTACTTAAAGTAACAAAGGGCGGCACTGGTGTTGGAACTAGCACTGGATCTGGTAATAATGTGTTGTCAACCTCGCCAACACTTGTTACACCAATTCTTGGTACGCCTACAAGTGCAACGCTAACCAATGCTACTGGTCTTCCATTAAGCACTGGCGTTACAGGAACTCTACCTATTGCAAATGGCGGTACAGGAAGCACCTCAACAACTTTTGTTAATGCCGCAACCAATGTAACTGGTACGCTTCCTATTGGCAATGGTGGTACAGGTGCTACTACCCTAGCAGGGGCTAACATTGCTGTTGTCAACGTAGCCAACACCTTTACTGGTACACAAACATTCTCAGGTACATCATCTACTATTGCTACTGTCTTTAACGATGCAGCAGAGGTAGCTACAGTATCAGCTACAGCAGCTACAGGCACTATCGCTTATGACATTACAACTCAGTCTGTTCTGTATTACACAAGTAACGCAAGTGCTAACTGGACAGTTAACTTCAGAGGCTCTAGCGGTAC